GAATAAGTCTCCAGCCGCATTAATGCTGCCGTTATTAAGTAGCTCGATTTTTACTGGACCAGACGATTCATACGTCTGGAAAGCAGAAGCTGTATTAGGCTGTAGATAAGTAATTCCTGTATTAACTACTTTTACGTCACCATTGACTTGTAACTTAGTGCCTGGAGCCGTGGTGTTAATTCCCACGCGGCCCGCGCTCGTGATGCGCAGCCGCTCGGTTGGTGATGACGCACCATCGGCGGTTGTAGCAAACATGAGGCGTCCGGGATAGTCACCCGATCCACTGCTCGCACCGCCCTCGCAAAGAATGTGTGCAAACCTATTTGCGCTCGCATCAGTAAATCGAAGAATGCCGATTTCAGTTCCTGCGGCAATCGAGCCACCTGCTGAAAGATTTGTTGCGACGTCAACAACGCCAGTATTGCTACTGGTATTTCCTTTGACAACAAGTTTTGCTAAGCCAGATGTTGAAGTCGTACCCACCAACAATCGACCAGAGCTGTCGATTCGCATCCGCTCGCTGCCATTTGTCGTAAAAGTAATTGGCGCAGTGCTACTTGTTTCAATTCCAACTGGTATGTTGTAATTACCGTAAATTGCAAATGCTGTAGCACTTCCAGTGATATTTCCTCCGCCTGCTCCTGCTGCGCCTTGTAAATCAAGCCTGCCAACAGAAGCTCCACGAATAGTTAAAGATGTTTGGTTTGAAAGCGCAACAGGACTGGTGGTGCCTACGCCAATATTTCCATCGCTATTAATGCGAACGTGGTTATTAAAGTTCGTCGGTTGATTAAACGTCCAACAACCAGTGCTCTGCACCCAATTGATCGTCTTATCAGACGCACCCTTCAGCGTGATTCCACCGCCATCAGCAGTCGTATCCGTTGGCGTTGAAACAACTGCAATCTCAATGTTCTTATCCTTAATTGAAAGCGTATTGCTCTCAACCGTTGTAGTCGTTCCGTTAACAGTTAGATCCCCTTGGATCGTTGTGTTGCCAGACGCATCAATCAAAAGCCTTTGCGTCCCGCCAGTTGTAACCGCAAATTGATTTGCGCCAGGGCTATAAATGCCTGTATCAATATCGCCGCTAAAAGAAAATGATGGTGCTGACGCCGTTCCAGCGCCGAACGTCCTGAGTAAATTCTCAACCGTTACTTTCTTGGTCTGATTATTGACCAAATCAACAATCGGCAAAACGTCAGTGCTGACCGGACTTGTATAAGCCGTCAGCTCAGTTAGCTTGACGTTTGCCATGACACCCTAGGCTGCTTTTGCTAGCCCAATCTTAGCCCCTGCTACCAAGTGGCAATTGCAACGCGCTTCCACGTATTAGAAGCAACGCAGACATAGACATAGTTTGCGTCCCATGCAATCTCGCCTGCTGTTCCTGCTGCTGTCGCTGAAGACGGTGTATGTGTTGGAATAATCGGCCTTGCAGCTAATGTCACGTTGGCAGCAGTAATTGCCGCCATGCTCGTTAACGTTCCAGCAGACTGAACCTTAAAGTCAAGCTTGCCGTCTTCTGTTGTGTCGCTTGCATCGAGAATGGTTGACTCGATCTTGCTAAACAGAATCTGCTCAGGCGTTGACGCATCATTGTTTCCTTGAAAATTGATGCTGCTCAAGACATCATTGTCTTGCCCTGCAACGCTTGAACCACGATGGTGATACAGCGTGATGTCAGCAGCACTAACAGCGACGGCTTCAGCTGACTCAATAAACAAGCCAGTGTTTTCAACAGACTCCGTAATATGCAACGGATGCTCTGGATCGCTTTCGTTAATGCCAACCCTGTCGCTTTTAACAGTGACGCGTGCAGCTACCGTTCCAGCAGCCGCTGACATCAACTGCAAAATGCCATCTTCACTGCCATCAGTCGTGTCAGCCAACTGAGCAGAAATTTGGCAATAGGCAACGTCTTGGCTTGCAGCATTCCTACCGCGAAACTCAAGGTTGCCAAGATTATCGTTGGCAGCCGGTGATGCTGAATTGCGATACAACACAACATCAGGTGCTGTATCTAAACCAGCGTCCGTGTTTTCAATGATGACTTGGTCAGTCGTATCGGTACTAAACAGATGCAGCTGTGCTGCTGCCGTTCCGGTGCCTAGTTGAAACCCAGCCGTCGTAAATTTGGCAACGTAACTGCTGTTTGCAGTAATTGCAATTTCATTGGCAGCACTACGGTAAAAACCACTAGCGCTTGAATCACTTAAAAAACTAATTGCAGGCGCAGACGCTGTCCCATCAGGTACGGCCTTATGGATCGTTTGGAACGAAATCTTTTTATTCTTATCGGCGCTTGCAGCTTCGCTAGCGTCAACAACAACAAAAGTGTCAGCAATCGCAGGTGACGTCAGCTCAGTTAGCTGAGAAATTTTTCTATCAGCCATTTCAGCAAGCCATTAGGACGCATGGCACACAATAGCTGCCATCTGAATAGGTTACAGACTTAACGGTGCTAGTTACCTTGGCAATCGTCTTGCTGCGCACAATGTCATCGTCTTGAGGTTTTGCCGTTCCATCACCGGCTGACATCAGCAAATCACCGCGAGCAACGGTCATGTCTTTAGCAATGCGAATAATAAAGTCACCAGTCATTGCACAATAGAAGTCTTTTGTATATGTCTCATCATCATCATCCCAATCCTGAAAAACGCCAGAAACGTTGACATCACCTTCAACGCTTGAAACCTGCATTCGGTTTAACTGCTCATTGTCTTCACTGCCCCATTCGCACATTTCATCAAGGTTGGTTAATACCGTGCCACGTAAAATCTCAGTACGAGCGCCATTGCTTGGCAACTGCGAATAACGCGAAAGATGCGCGCCGTTGTAACTAACAGTTGTGCCGCTAACCGAAATGCTGCCCTCTTCATTTGCGGCTTGACGAAAAGCCATTAATTTTCCGTCATCACTCGTCCTATTAAGGACTGCGCAAACAGCGCCATATTGGCCAATGTTTAACTTGCCTCGTTGCGTAATCTGCAAGCCTTCGCCACTTTCGGATGCGCTTCCAATTGGATTAATGGCGGTTTTCCACAGCAACGACGGGCCACCATCATTTGTACTAAGCGAACCCCCGACAACAAGTCTCTTAACGCCATTGCAAGTGACGCCAATAGTGTCAGCTTCTGGCCTGTAAAATCCTGTATTAGAGTCAGACGCAAAGGCAAACCCTGGAGCGCTTACCGTTCCATCTGAAATCGTAAATGACCCATCTAAGCCACGTAGCGTAACCCAAGAAGAATTGTCTTCGCTCCGAATTTTTAACTGATTAGCGTTGGTATCTGCCCAGAACTGGCATCCAAAAGTTGTTGTTGGGGGAGTGTCGCCACTGTGCGTTGTAAAGGCAGCAGCCAACTGGTTGTTAATGTCAGTTCTTACTGCTGCGCCACTGCCGTTTGCAACGTTGCCATCTGCTTGAGCCATGGTAAAGCCTTAAGACTGCTGATTGCCAAATCCTATTGCAGTGTACTGGAAATTACGTTCCACGACACTTGCACCGTTCCTAAACGTGATCGTAAAGCCAGTTCCCGTTGGCTCTGACATCGCGTAATAGTCCCCAGGAGAAAAGTCAAACGCTGTAATCCCGACAGTGACCTTTGTGTCGTCGTCTGTATAAAACGCATTTTCAAACGTCACGACCTTGCCGGTCTGCGCCGTTCCAGAATTAATCGTCTTGCTGTTTTCTGTACGACGCTCGAACTGGAGCCGTACTCCCAGCTCTTCCACAAGCGGTGTTTGACTGACGTCTTCCGTTGAAAGCACGGCTTTAAACTGAAATGACCGGCCTACATACGCATTGTTTTCTAGCGGTATCCATTCCTCAAAGACAAGCGTTGACTGCTGCTGCAGGTTTGAAGTGACGCTGTCTTCTAATTGAATTTTCCCCCCATCCTCGTTAATTATATCGCCATCAGCTTCTGCGGAGTCAGATTTTCTAAAATAAACCTCAGCGTTCGTGTCATCAGGGATAACACCGTCAAAGTCAGACCAAGTGTCAATCAACTCCAATCTGTCGTCGATTAAATCTCTTAAGTACAGTCCTCTTGCGGTAAGAATGCGCTGCATTCGCACGCTGTATTTTGCCCCAAGGTCAAGCACATGTTGGAAAAAGTACTCACCGCTCGTAAACATTGTGCCAAACAAGTCATCCAAAGTGCTTCCGCCACCGCTAATTCCAAACAAGTCAAGATTGAATATGTCGTCAAAGCTTGCGTTGCCGTCAAAAATCAAGCCATCGTATTGATCGCTGTAAAAGACGTTTAGCTTTTCGCCTGGGAACGGCCCTGGCTTTGTGTCTTCGCGAATCTCTTCAAAGTTATACCTTGGAATGCTGTCTGGAATGTTGATAACTGCGCTTCCAGCATTTGCACTGCGCAGCTTTTGTTCGTTCTCAAATTTGACCAGATATTCTCCATTAAGCAGTGGCAGCACAGCCTGCGTCGTTCTGGCCTCAACTCTTCGCAATACCGTACTGTTTGGCCAAGTGCCCGTCCCATTAGTCTTACCGGAGTGCCTAATAACAGCTACAAAATTGTCAATTTTTTGACCGTCTGCTGTAGACGCCCAGCGCAAAACAACTTGATCAACACCAATTGCTTCGATTGTGACGTTTTCAGGATCTGGCGGTAGGTCGACTCCTGCTTGACTATCAACATTATCGCTTGTGCCGCCAACTGGAATTAAGCGGTCAATAAATGCAAATTCTGATCGCTTGTTGTCTGGCTCTGGGCCAATTGCTTGCACCTTGCAAAACAAACGCTTGCCGACCTGCAAGTTGCTATTAATGTCAATAAAATTATTTTCGGTAAACCGACACTCCCAATTTCCATCTCCAACTTTGTAACATGCTTTAAATTCAGAAACTGGCCCTGTTAAGCCTCTTGACCAAGAAAATGTGGCGCGGTTGGTCGTATTGCGTCCATCATCAATGCCCTGAAAAATAATCTTTAAATCCACAGGAGCTGCAGGCGCTCCATCAAAAGTGCCTGGAAATAGCAGGTCCAAATCTGCACCTGTGTCATCAATAATGTTATAGATACCGTCAACATGCTTAACCGCAATAACGCTATAAATGCCGCCTTCCCCTTCAGCTACTGAAAGGCATCGATATTTTGGCAAAACAAAATTATCATCTCTAATCGCAAAAGCTGCATTGTCTGGCGGATCTTGCGTAAACTCTGGAGAGACTTGAGCCCTGTTTCCTGAAAAACTTGTAATGCTGCTAGTCTCTAGCGTTCCATCACGCATTACAACTGTAATTTTGGCGTTTGATCCGGATGGCACCGCTTGATCAATGTCTACAAATGTTTTAGTTGCGCCAACAATTCGCCCAGCCATGCGAACTGCTTGACGCATTTGATCAGACACTTCAAATACTTGACCTGGTAAAACGTTTAAACCTTCAATGCCAACAGCAAAGGATATGGTCTCGTCGTGCAACTTTTCGGACTGCATGACCCATCGCCCCATACGTTGCGCTTGATACTTGGACGTACAACCAAAAGCAACAACACTTTTTTCTTGAATGCCGTATTTTTTAACTAAAGCTTCGTCCTCAATAACAATAAAATTTGATTTGTAAAAATTGTCCGGATCGTTGTACCTAACACGAACCCTTGTGCTTCGCGTTTTTAACGACGAACCGCTATAAACAAAGCTGCCGTTTACGACGTTTGAATTGTTAAAAATATGAACCGGAGTGACGTTTTGCCGCTCCAATTCGCCATGGTCCGCAGCAAGCTGCACGCTGTCTGACTTCCAAAAGATCATTCCACGAAACACGCTTGCCATGTCCTGCAAGACGTTGTAAGCCTCTGCTTGGGAGCCCAGCACCGTATTGATTGCAAAGCGAGGTTCTCGGCCAGCAGGAGTGCTGACAAGCTCATTGCAGTATTTAGATATTTCAATTAAATCAACCCAGTTGACATTGGCTTTATCAATAAAATCACCGCAACCGTATCTGGTGTTAGTAAGTAAATCGTAAAAACAACAAACAGGGCATGTTGTATAAAAACGCCCGCCTTTTAACGTTCCATCAAAAGGCAAGTCGGCAATGCCAAGATCAGGATCTCCTCCATACTTTAAACGGCCATCCGCAAGGGCAATCGCATTAGAGGGGATTCTTACTTTCATACCCCTCACTTCATAAGCTCTGGCAGGCAAAGTGTTGTACTCTTCAGCATCTACGCTTAGATGAACAAGAGCAGTAAATGGATAAGTTGTTTTAAATTTTTTTCCAACAATAATACTGGTCCAAAAAATTGTGTCAGCACGTTTGTCTGCTAACGGTGTCTTTTTGGGAAGGTCCTCAAGATCAGTAAACTTAAATTCAAAAGCCTCTTCTCTTTCTTGATCGGTATTGCCAAAATCAAGTTTTTGCACCCTAATTCGATAGGGAGGACGCGCTTCGCCTTTTTTTCTTCTAAGGTTTATAGGCTGCGTTTTAAACTGATACTGCGACGTAGAAATTCCTTTAATAACGTTTTTTTTGCTAACGCCCTCTGCTTTGATATTGACGTGATTGTATCCGCCGTCAGCGTCCTGAATGCTAATCGCAAGTTTTATTTGAGCAAAGAACAGCTGGCCACGCGCCAAGCCTTCCGGCGCTACGCAATAAAGTTTTGGAACGGTAAAAACGAGTTGAACAAAATCAACATCAACGTCTGTAATTTCTCGCACCACCTGCCCTCTGCCATAGTCTCTTTCCTTGACGCGATTGTTGTCGTTTAAAGTTTCACTATAATTTTTGCCAACCTGTTCGTTTACATTGATAATTGTTGTTTGGACATCGCTCAAAAGGCTACTTTCGTCAAATCCGCCTTGCTCCTTAGTTCCTCTTTTTTCAACAAAAGAAACGGTTTCTTCTACTCTTTGCTGCTCGTAAGTAATTTTTGTTTCATTTAAAAATACGCTGTTTCTTCTGCTCACTAATCCGTCAATAGGCCCTTCGCATAAAGCGTCAATAATTTTAAGATTAGTCTTGGAGTTAAGGGCCATTAGCTTGAGATAACGTCGTCTGAAATCAAATTGTAGCCATAAGCGTGAAGCTCAAACCGTGCATTGTCATGAACAGCTAAATCAATAATCTCAATAGTAATGTCCATTCCTTCTCCGTTTCGCTGGTCAACACTAGGCATTTCAAAACGATGTGCATACATGAAAGCCTTTTGGTCTGCCACTAAGCCCTGTAGCGTTGCGCGAGCTTGAGCTACATCAACATCAGAACCGCCTCTTGTAATCGTAACCGTAACTTCGTAAGTAATAAAACCATCAATCTTAGTTGTGCCCTCCTCTCCAACGTAATCAAACAAACCTTTTTTGTATCTAAAAATAATATCTAATTTGTCTCTTTTTTTCTTTCTGTAGTTCAAGTGCCGACGATTGCTGTCGCCACTATTAGTCGTATATGTAGCGCCTTCTTCAAGCTTTTGAGGCTGGCCGGGACCAAAAACTTTTTCAAGCAAATGTCTTTTGTCTGACCTGTTGTTTGACTCATTGCTTCTAACAACTAATTCGTCACCAGATGCCCTGACAGAATCCAAGCCTCCGAGACTATTAAGCTTTCTTGTCAGTGCTTCGCCGTTTATTTTTAACGTTTTAAGTCCTGGAGTTTGCGTTGCTGATTGCAATGGATCTGAGTCGTCGCTAATGTCTAAATTTACGGCTAGCAAGTGACTGCCAGTAATAACTTGACCATAAATAACTGGCAAAGTTGTCCCCGTTCCAACGGTATTTGCTGGCCCGGTAAACGCATAAGACTGCGTATCTGAAGCACCACGAGTCACACCATCTGGACCTTGACCGCGCACATTTGTTCCTTGTCCCCTAGTTGCGCCTAACTTTGGCAGCTGTGGCTGTGGCGAAATAAGACTTGCCGTTCCAGATAAAATCAAACCTGCGCCAATAGCACTTAAGGCAGTGCCAAGCGTTGTAGCAAATGCGCCGCCAGCAATACCTACTCCTGTTGCTCCTATAGCCGGAACAGCAGATCCAAAAGCCAACAAATTTCCAAAAATGCTACTTGTGCCAAACAATCCAGCGCCAGGCAGCAAAAATGACGCAGCAACCAATCCAACGCCAATCAAAATTTGCGTTGTTGGTCCGCCACCTGAACCTGAAATGACAGGCACAACCAATAACGGCTTGCTGCCAAACGGCAACAACAATTCGTCATATCCCATTGCTGCACCACCTTGGATCACCTTGTATCCAATGCCGTTATGGTGCGCTTCAATTAACTCCTGCTTGAGCGCTGGATAGTTAATGCACAACAGCTTGATTGCATCAGCTGGTGTCTGCAGGTTGTAATACTCGTGCTTAGTGCCGTACCTTTCGCCAAGCTCACCTGCCAGCAAGACAAGTTGCATGACGATACACAGCCACTAACCTGTCACGATAATACTGCCTGAACGGCTCAACCGCACTGATGCTATTCATTCGCTGGTGCAAAATTCGATCACCAGGCAAATAAATTGCTGCGTGCATTGGCGTTCTCGTTCCAAGGCGCATAAGCAAGACATCAGACTCTTGACGACTTTCCATCGCTACGCGCTCAAAATTTAGATCCTTTGCGTAACGCAAGAAAATGCTATCGGTTGTCTCCAAGTCCTTAGGCCGCTCAAAATCAGGCAACATTACGCCAAGAAGCTCGTAATACTGTCGCAACAATCCGTAGCAATCTTGCGTGCCATACTTCCATTCCTTCCCGACTATGGCTTTATAGTCCACCATTCTTTGCTTGGGACGGAATACACGTACCACCTAATCTTAGTTTGCATACAGGCCCTATAGTCATAATGACTAATTGGAGTCCCTTGAGGGTGCGAATGCACAATTGCTTCAATCGCTCCTAATGCCATTGCTCGCGCATAATCAACAGGATCAATGACAAAACTATTTTCTGGATCGTCAGCGATGTTCCTGCAAGGAAAATAACTTCCGTTAACGACAAGACCTGCTGCCTCTTTTGGATGCTCAAGCTCAGCGTGCTTAGCTGCTTTAAGCCTGAAGTCTTGCGCCATAAAAACCACCAAAGGGTAAATCATTATCCCTGCCAAATCTTTTTTGGCAGCTTTTTAGTCGCTTGCCGCAAACATCAGCGTTTTTTTTCTGCTCTTCCGTCCCAGTGACAATCAACGCATCATCAACCGTAAAGCACTTGTCGCCCTCGTATCCGCATTCTGAACCACGGTATTGCCACGGGCATACCTCTTCAATTGTGCGCCTGGGAATTTGTACGTTGACCAAATCAAGCTTAGGTGCAAGCTCAAATTCAACAAACTGCTGATTTTCAGATGCAATTCTGTCGATATACCACGTCTCAACAAGCTTTGCCTGTGGGTCCGCTGTGTCGTTAAATGATTGCATAATCAACGAATCAGCGTCTTCAGTTGTCAAAACATCTGTGATGTCAGCATCACTAGCAAAAAGAGAGCCTTGGCTAAAGTTTGCAGTATCAATAAATTTGGCAAACGTGCGGATTCGCCTTACTTTTGCGCCTAATGGATTATACTGCTCACCTGTAGTGCTGTTTACTTTAAGCATTAAATTAGTAATTGCATTATTAGCATTTGCTACTCGCATTGTGGGACGGGGCAGCGTTCCTTTTGCCGAAAAAGAAAACCCATCGATTTCAACCGGTACGGCTGCATACTCTTTTCCGTCAAATTTTAAATCTTCAGTTATGCCGTTTTTGCCTGCGTGATACCTCAAAGTGTCTGTGATTTCTGCGCCAAGATTGTCAGGATCTTCAACGTTGTTAAGCTTAGTCGTTAATTCAATTTCAAACAAGTCAATAACAGCTGTTGGCGCAAGCTTTAATAACTCCTCGGCTAACGGCTCAAACGCTTCCCATGTGCAAGTACCATCTTGCAGCGTTTCTGTAATTTTAAATGGAAAAAGAGGCTCTTTGCCTTTGAAGTTAAAATAATCATCACCTTCCTCAGCATTCGTTCCAGACGTCCCAGAGACAATGCACTTAAAGGCAAGTGTATTGCTGCTTATAGTCGGATCGGCTCGTACAACATCGCCAAGCTCATATAGATTGTTTGGCTTCCACTTGTGCAGTGCGTACGGATAAGCCATTACTCAAACACCTGAACAAACGTTGTGGAAATTTCCGCTCGATCAACGAATGGAATTGTCTTCGTCCATTCCGAGCAGATAAATTTACTGCTCGACGCTTCTCCAGGCGGTGTGTAATTAAACGCCTCTACACCACCCCTTGCATCAAGAAAAGCCTCAATCGTGTCAGCTTCTGACTCTGACACCCGAAACGTCAGGTTATAAGACTTTGGATTTTGATTAATGCCAAAGGTTGCTCGCTGGCTGTAACCGCTCCCAAACTGAATAGAACGCACTTGCGGAGCGCTCTGCTTTGTCATCCCTGGAGCGGGATCAAAATCAGGAAAAGTGCTACTCATTAGCGTGCAAGCAAGCCTCCAGGTCGCTGTTGCTTAACTATCTCCGACTGTACTGCCGCTCCAATCAACCCGCCAAGCTGTTTACCTGCTGCGCTGTCGCCTGACGCAGAAGTGCCTTTGGCATCAACGTTGACAACGACATTCGCTCCACCACCAAGCTTGTTGTTTGGAACGATGTTGCCAGAGGAGTTAGGAACAAAAAGCTCAGGGCCTTTCTCGCCAACCATATAAGGCTTGCCGCCTGTAACAGGACCACCAGCGGCCCTGCCTGGGAAAAACGCTGAAAGCCCAGGGATGCCGCCTAAAGCAGTGTTTACGCCAAACTGCAGCAAGATATTGGCAACTTGTCGCAAGACCTGAGACGCCACGTCAGCAAGCGATTTCGTGCCTTCAACAGCTGCGCTTAGTGCGTCAACAATGCCTGTTGAAATACTTTGACCAATTGCAGCGTACATAGATTCTAATTCTTCTAAAGCGCTTACCTGCTCCTTAAGAACTTGATTTCCTCTCAAAGCTGCTTCAACCTGCTCTCTCGTCAGACCTGTGTTTGTTTCAAGTATTTTTTCAATTTGTTGGTCTAATTGCACTTCTTCAAGCCTTCCGTCAAGCCTAGCTTGAAGCAGAGCGCCTTCGTCTTGCAAGCTTTTTAACTTTGCCGCTGCAGACTTTTTGTCCTCAACGTTTGATCGAGTTAAACTTTGGTCTACTTTTGCAATGCTTCGCTTCGCATTAAGAGTTGCAAGTGCAATTGCGCGTGCCTCTCGAACTGGTCCTAAACCTTCTGCTCTAAGGTCGGCAATCTTTGTTTCCAACTCTGCCTGAACTCTTTGCTTCTCCAAAGAAGCTTCTAAAACGCGGTCTTCCTCTAGCCTTGCTTGAAAAAGTTTTTCGTCTAATACAAGCAGCTCTTCGCCTAGTTTTAATTGATTTTCTAATTTTGAAATTTTGCGTTGCTCACGCTCAGCGGCCTTTCTAAGGCGATCAGCCGCTTTTGCCTGATTTTTAAGTAATCGCTCCGCTTTTTCTGCCGCCTGTGCTTTTGCTCGCTCAACATCAACGCCCAGTTGAGCAAGCTCATTCTTTTTTTTCTGTAGAATAATTTCTTGTTCGAGCTCAATCTCTTTTTTCCTCTGCTCGTCTACAACAAGCCCCATCGCTTTTATCTCAGCGTCTAGTTGCTGTATCTTGGTAGATGCTTTTTCAATTATATCGATTTTTCTTAAACCAACGATGCGCTCATCCGTCAAGTCGTTTCCTGCTTTTATAAGTTCGTTTGCTCTTATTAAAGAATCGTTTTGACCACTAAGCGCATTTAATCGAATTTGACCCTGAGCCTGAAAAGCAGCGTCACGGGCACCTGCGTCCACTCGTCCTTGGTCTCTTTTTGGTCTTTGACCTTCAATCTGTCGAACCAAATTAAACACACCAAGCGCTTGCCCAGCAGGACCAAGCCCAATTGACTGCCTGACAAGACCTTTACCAACGTCCCCAATAAAAGGAATTGCTTTGCTAAGCCCCTTCGCCGCAACGCCAGCGACTTGCGCTAACAAAATAAAAACAGGGGCCAACTCTGTTTGCAAAACAGCTGTAAGATTACCCGCTTCGGTATTTGCAAATTCGTTTGCTGACTTAAGTTCCTGTAAAGCTGCAACCCCTTCATCTCCATACAAATCAGTTAATCGTTTTTGAACTAACTCATAAGCCAAAACCGCTTGACCTGAGTCTTCAAGCGATTGAATGTATTCAATGTTTGAATTTTTAACTTGGATCCCAACATCTCGCAAGGCTTCTAACGTAGACACCGTTCCGCCAAGCGAGCTTGCAACAGAACTTGCTGAGTCCTTTAAATTGGTAAACGCGCTATCAACTATTTGACCGATTGATGAGAATAAAATCTGCAGACCAAAACCATCTTTACCCCGACCAGCGACTGCACCTAGCGCTCCACCCGCAACGGCTCCTACCCCACCGCCAAAAAGCAAGGGAAAACCAACACCAAGAGCAAGGTTCTCTTTAAATTTTGCGTTTTCTCTTGCTAGTTTTCGCTCAGCCTTCGCTACGTCCTGAGCGGCCTTAATTCTGCTAGTTCGCTCAATTTGAAGAAGCCTTTGTTTTATGCGTTGTGTATTTTTGGCTTTTGCTACGCGCAAGCGCTCTTCTTCTACTACAGCTTCTTTGACATAATCTAGTATTTCTTGCTCAAGGCGAAGTTTTTCACGTTTTTGACGGTCAAGCGCACCTTTGCTCGCCCCGCCAGAAGCTCCAAATGGATTTGAAATTTTTTCAATACGCTGCTCTAAATCTTTAAGCTCTTTATCTATTACTTTTACACGCAGCTCGATCTCGCTCTGATAAGCCACGACCGTCCGCAAAAACTGATCACATTCTACCTGCGACGGCGAGCTTTACGCATTTCCTCCTCTTGATCCTCGTTCAAAATTTTAAAATACGCGCTCCAACCCAATAGCTCTTCTGCTGTCATCGTTGACCGTAGCTTCGACAAGCTCATGCCAAGTTCTTTGGCAACGCCAAACTGCAGCATGAGCCAATTGTCTTTCCGAAGCTCGGCTCCTAAGATTTTGGGTCGATTGCCTCTTCTTCGTCGTCAGTCAAAATAGCCAGCATCAAAGCCTGTAAATCCTTGTCCTTGACTTCGTTTTTAAGAACATCAATCTCACCAGCAATGAACAATGCTTCTCCAAACTCGTCCTGAGCTTTACTGATCAACAACTGCAGCGCAAACGCATTGGCATCATCTGATCCAGCGCGTTTTTGGGCACGCTCACGCTCTGCCATCGTCAGTGGCGTCACCCACATCTCAAATTTAGTTTCGTCTGAAAGCGTAACTACTTTCTTTGTTGCTTCTAAGTTTGCAGCTTTTTTAAGACGATCAATGGCGCGTGATGCCATGAGTTACAACTGATTGTTTTACTAGAGTAGCATTAAAAAGACCCCCGACAATGCCAGGGGTCTCTTTATCGTCAATCGACTATCAGCTCTTAGCGAAGTCGAAAGACGGTGCTGTTGTTGGACGGAAGTTAATCGACACAGCCTGAGCATCGTCAGGAGTGACTGAATAACTAGCGGAAGTCAACACCGCTTCAAGCTCAATTGAACGACTCTTGGTGTCGTCTGGCGTTCCAGAAGACAGCACAGTGTCCATATACAGCTTGAAGGTTGCACCGACTTGGTTGCGCTGCGTAACGTCTTCAATCAGACGAGCAGAGATACCAGTGTCATCGTCAGTGAAATACACTTCCGCAGAACCCGTACCATCGGCAAAGCCTGAGATAAAAGTACGGAATGGAGCGGTTTGACCCAGTGTTCCACCGATGCTGGTTACATCGATTTCTTCACGAGTCACCTCAAACGACCAAGACCTCACGTTTGCAACCGACTGAAATTCGGTGTACTTAATTGTGAAATCGCTAGTGCCGTCAGTCCCGTCATTACTTAGAGCCAACACTGAACCACCAGCAGTTGCACTAAAAGTGGCTGCTCCTGTGGCGGCTGTGTACGTCTTGATAAAAACAGGAGTTCCTTCAGCCAGGCCACCAGGCAAGGTGCCGCCACCAGCAGTAAACGAAACTTTGTCGTCTACCTTGAAGTTCAGAAACGTTCCAACGTTGATGGTGTCGCTGGCATTAGTGACATCAGCAGCCTTAAAGGTGCCAGATGTACCAGCGGGTTTGTAGTAGAGGGCTCCAGAGGTGCCCGAAAGGACGGTAGCCATTCGTAATGCGGAGAATGGTGGACTTACGGGCGAAACCCGGACACATACAGCTTAGCGTGCTACCAGCAAAACATCTAACCGTGATCTTCGGCAATAAAGCCAGCATCAATCCGTCCCATCATGTGTGGAGACTGTTCAGTTACTGAAAAAGTGGGTCCATTAACTACTCCAGGTCGGAGATAAATGCCTGTAGCCGCTCTGGTGGAAGAACTTAAAGCCAACAATGTTGAAACAGCTGTATCCACCAATGTTTGATTTCTGGCCGGACCCTTACCTTTCTCTGTGTAAACACGGATAACAACACTTCCACGGATACGATCTAAATTGCCTTCAAGAGTTTGCTCGGTTGTTAATCCAAAAGTAACCGATACCTTGACGTACTCTGTCGTTGAGTTCTCTGGAGCGGCAGTGATATTGTCAAAAAAGACAGGCACTGCCGGACTTAACGCCCCAAATGCCGTTTGGAGCGGCGATTCGACAGCAGCACGAACGGCTTGGTATCTCATAGCTTGCGAAGAGAAATGTCCATTTCGATTTCAACAGCTTTATCTAGCTTACCGCTGTTCTTGTAGGTAGTATACCAATCTTTTTCAGCCGTTCTAGACGCTTCGCCTGCGTCTCCTCCGTAAATATCCCACCTGTAACCAGGCTTTTTAGAACGATTTTGGCCAGACTCTTCCCATTTTTTGAGACCTAATTGTGTTTCAGGCTTCTCAGTTGGACGATAAAATACTCCTTGCTCTTGGTCAGTGGCGTAACCCATCCATTGACTAAAATTTGATATTTTAAAAACAACCTTGTCTTTGGTCATTTTAGTGCGAATTAAAGTGCTTACAGCCTGCGGACCAGTGAATGGCCCGGTAGAAAACTTAAGCGGACGAGGCTCACCCCTGCCTCCATCTCCTTTAATTTGCTGACCTTGAGGGCCTGTAATTTGCCAGGAGTTTGAAAAACGTCCTGTCCAACTAGGGCCTTCTTCCTGCAGTTCTTTAACAATACGCTCAGCGCTTTTGACGGCACCTAAAAAGGCAAGCGATTCCATATCCCTACGAAATCTGTCAAAGCCACTTAAGCCTTTTGCCATTACTGTGGCCTCGCAATAATTGTGTGAAGCAAGGGATCTTCACCCCTAAAGCTCAACACATTTAAAACCTTGGCTTCCCTTGTGACACCAGCTTGCGAATACTGAATGCGATCAGCTTCTGTTGGATAGTAAGAACCTAACTCATCACCTCCAATAATCACTTTAATGTCAGTCGTTTGATAAAGTCCCTCGCTTTCCCTGGAAGACACATTAGAGATCAACCCTTTTAACGCTACTGACGTGTCCGCACCAGTGACAGCTCCTGTTGACGGGTCGTAAGTACGGGGTGTCACTGTTTTGACAAGCGTTATGTCTTGACCCCAGTCATCCAGCAACGCTTTTGGAATTGACTTGAAAGTGCTGTCTACTAATGACATCTCAACCCCTCACCACACGAACTTGATAAGAGCCAGAACCTCCAAGACAATAAGCGCCAAGATAAGACTGCAGCCAAGGGTAAACGTCGAATACGTTATTGACAGCTCCAACAGCTTGGCTATCGGTGTTGTACTTGACTTGCAGGTCTCCGAGTTTGACCTCTTCGTATAACCCCTTATCGCCGGTAGTCCCTGTAATCGCGTCCGTGTCATTGGCAAGCTCAAACGCTAGTAAATATGTAGCTTTTTTGATGTCGTTTGGAATCGCGGAACAAGTTAATTCGACGCGATCGACATGATAATTATTACGAGGCCACTTCAACGCTTGATCGGCATCGCAACGATCACCGTAAAAAACCAACGTGTCGATCCAGCCTGTTGCTGAAATCAATGCACGATTTTTGTTGTCGTCTGTCTTGTTATCCCACTGCGTACTGCTTGGAACGGTTTCAAAATACGCATCAGCTTCTGCCAACGTCACATAGCTGTTGGCTGTCGCGCTTTTGAGTGTGGCGTTGATCGTGGCAGCCATAAGGCAAAAATAAGGTGGCCCCACCTAATGGTAGGGCCTTTGCTCTGATCAAGATCAGATGGTGCTGGTGTCCAGAGGACTGTTAACAGTGAGCTGAACCATAGGGATCAGATCAATGTCATAGGTGGCAGCCCACTTGTTAGCCGTTGCCAAGTTGGCATTGGTGGGGTTGTCACCAGCATCAGACCACTTAGTACCCATCACGTGATAGGTGCTGTGATAATCCACTGAAAGCACGTCTTGCTTGGAGAGGACGTTGCGATCAGCTTCAATGCGAAGCTCTTGCTGCACACCTTCAAGGATGGTGCCGGACTTAATCAGATAGCAGTAGAACTCACGCTGATGGCCAGAAGTACCAGGAGCGACAGTGTTGACTGCAGAGTCAACAACCACACGCATACCAGCAAACTCACCAACTTCACGAGCGCCAATACCGACGCCACCGCCACCCCAAGTCACCGCGCCAGAAGCAGCAAGTGCAGAGGTAGAGAAGGTCAGCATTCCTACCTGATACAGGTAGTAAGCGACGGAGGGGTGAACAATCAGAGTGTCCAGCTCTTCGCCACGCTCACCCAGTTTGGAACGTGCTTCTGCAACAGTCGCAGCAGTCAGGAAGTTGGCTTCAGCACCACCAGAAGCAGCAGCCTTACCTTTGTCCAGAGCGTTGCCAGACAGAGCAGTGCCAAACAAACCAGCAAGCTGTGAGAACAGACGTGCGCTGTTCAGCTTGTTGATGGCATCAGCCAGTTGGTTGCGGATGTGAAGCATTGGATCTTCACCAGCAGCCAAAACTGCAACGTCATCTACGGCATACGCAAAACCGCGATGGCAGATGGTTGCAATTTGAGTGCCAGTACCGATCTTCTGAGGAGTCAGATAACCGTTAGAACTGGTACCCCAAGTTGCAGTGCCGTCCATGATCTCCTCAGTTGGAGATACAGGATTGAACTCAGGGACTTGAATGCGAGTACCGCCAGAACGAGAGTCAAGCAGTGAATTGCGAACAACAGCGCCAGACTTGATGAACAGACTGCGCTCTTTAATAGCCTCAGACACATAAGTGCTGAGATTATTCCTTTTTACGATGTCCGCTAGAAGGACACCGCCGGAATAATTCTGAAATGGTGCGGCCATTTCTTATTCAGGGATAACGTTTGCGGGTTTCAAGTCACAGACTCGAAGTGGTGTCCCACAGGGACTATTTACCAGCCTCTCTCTTGAGCACAGCTGCAAGATCAGGGTCAGTAGCTTCCAAAGCCATTTGCTTTGTTAAGTTAATACTACCGTCTAGCCAAGGATTTGCGACACCTGCTGCACCCGCAGTGCCTACCGAAGGCTTAGCTCCCATTCCAGCTTGTGTGCTTGGCTTGAAATGATGCTCAAAACCTGAGCCAGGATTTTTCAACTTGGCCAGGTAAACACCAAGATCTTGCTCAACACCACCATCAAGCACCTTGACTGCACCAGTCTCAGATTTTTTTAGGTTGCTTTGAACCAGTTGCAGCATTTGTTCTGCGTTGATTGCTCCAGCCTGGCTAATGGCTGACAATGCAGAGTTTTTCATTGCAGCAGTTTCATTAGAAGTCCGAAGATCTTCTAGCTGACGTTGCAATTCAACAATTTTTTGCTCCTTATCTTGAGCAGTTTTGTTGGCTTCCTCCCAAAGATCTTTCCATTGACCTTGATCTTCCAACGTCTTTTTACGTTGATCGTCTTGTTTTTTGTAGACCTCGTCTAACTTGCTTTTAATGCCTTGAAACTTTTCTTCAGCTTCAGAGGCACGTTGCTGGAGCGCTTGAATTTGCTGTTCGTAAGCAGAAACATCGACAGCAGGAGTTTCAGTCGCAGCCACAGGCTGTTCAGGCGACGCCACAGGCGTTTCCTGGATGACTTGTTCTTCCATTGTAAGAAGTGAATTTACTCGTCTACTTTACTAGACTTTGTTTTTTTAGTTGCAGTCTTTTTGGCAGCTGCAGACTTGTCTTCTTTTTTAGGAGGATTGATCTCCTCAAAACGCAGTCCCATGACGGCAAAAGCTATTACTCGCCTACTGTAACGCTCTCTTGGGACTCTGCCGCTGTAGGCAAAATTTCGCCTTGAACCAGCATCTCGCGGAACTCCTCGCGATCAATAATGTTGCCTTCAAACAGCTGAGCCATTGCTGCAATGTCTTGCCCGATAAGACGTTGAAGGTCGAAGTCACGACTAATTTTGACCTGAGGTGGCTCAATACCTAAGTAATTAGCAGCTAGGTTGTAAGACTTCTGCAAGCCTGACTCCAAATCCATTGAAACCATTGCCAACATTGAATTTGTGTCGATACGATCTAAACGTCGTGCATCAGCAGATTCCGCTACAAATTTTTGCTGGCTAAGCGTACTAAGGCCCAATGACGCCATTTGCTGCTGTAACTCTTGGATTTCCGCAGATTGCGCTTCAAAAGCGCTAGCGGCAGGTTCCACGTAATAGACCTTGTTTCCCGGCTGTGTCGCCATCGCATAGTTCACACTGATCGCCATATCCTTAGTCTGATCGTCCCAGCCCTCAAGGACCAGCATTGGCTGGCTCGCAATATGCAAGCTATGAATTAAATCAGCCTGACGCTGGAAGTGAGCCAGATTTAAATGAGCAATGTCCAGTAATGGTGGACGACTGGTCATTGTGTCGGTTTTGTTCGCGTAGACCGTGACCAGGGGGATTTGTTCAAGTGAATACGGTCCAGATTCAATAAGTTCAAACTCCGCTGTAGCGTCGGATTGATCGAACGAAGAGGGATATGGAAAATTCCCTTGCATCTCTTTTTTCTGCTGCTCTTGTCGATAGACGCGATAACGACCTGGTTCAATGACACGAATTTGGTCATAAACTTTTTCTCCAAACTCTCCGTCAGGAACAACGGCTTTTTCGCCAATACGAACTTGCGTTAAGTTGCCATAATTAGATTCACGATCTAAACGCCATCCATAAACTTTCGTTGGATCAACTTCAATCCAGTATGGACGACGATTTAATGCACGCTCTTCTGCAAGACTTTTGGCGTTTGTTGGTGCGGGAAAATCAACCAAGGTATGGCAATGACCATAGGTCAATGCACACATGACAAGACGACGTGCATATTCGTCTAAATCTGATCCGCAACCATCAACATCTTTGTTGAAAACTTCAGTCCAATATGAATCGCCTTCAATGCTGATCGGCTTACGCAGAATCAATCCGGCGGCACCAGAGATCAATCGCTGCGTATAAGGCGTAAAAACAGCACGGTTGACACGCGCTAAATACGCTGAATAGTCCTCACGAGGCTCTAGCGGCAGGAATGCCTCGCAATTCTCACGCAGATACTCTGTGCCGGAAACCACGGCTTTCATGTTTTCCCAGCCTTTCATTTGATCGATCACCGCACGGGTGCGAACAAATGGACTGTCAACTTTTCCTAAGTAGGAAGAACTGACTAAATGTGTCCTGACTGAGCCCGGAACAGAGTACGTCATGTCACCATTTTACCTTGTTAGCCCAGTACGCGGCACTCATCTTGCCCTTAGCAATGTTTTTGGCATGTCGCGCCTTAAAACTAGCTCGCTTATCCTTCATTGCTTGGCTTTCACCGGCTTTTGGTTTGCCAGCAGTCTTTGCCCCTTGCTCGCCAAAACGAATCAATTTCACTTGATCGCCTTGCTTAGCCAAGACAACATGACTTTTTTTTGGATGGCCTGGCGTCCTTTTGGGCTTATTAAACCCATCCAACCCATGACGCTCTAATCGTGGATCTTTGGCCATTACTTTTTAGCTTTTGGCTTGCGTTTCTTTGCAGTTTTTGCTGCGTCCTTAAAGTTTTTTGCTGTTGGAGCGCCAGGATCGCCTGCTTTCCTCATCTTTTCGCCAGAACCGGCCTTGATTCGACGCTTTTTTGCCGCAATATTGGCATATAAACCTTTTTTCTTCTTGGCAGGACGGCCTTTCTTGCTGCCATAGGTGCCGGAGCCTTGGGGCATAACAAAAATTAGCGTTGACCTATCTTAATTGATTTTAGACACGTATTCCACCTTCACACGACGCCTCATTCCGTCTGGTGTCGTCCATTTTGGAAATATCACACGGATTGATGGGTCAAGCTCCTCCTCCGCTGATTGAACAGTCTTCCATCGATAACCACACTCCTGACAAACTCTCTCCCGAATACACTCGTTAAGTTGCGACGTATAACGCCCCAATACACGGGACTCCACAGAGTCGCACTTTGGGCACAATGGCGAGTTAGACGCTCGAAACATCCTTAATACAGGCGGTAAGTCGTAGTTCCCATGGCCTCTGGTTTGGCCAAGTTGAACTGCTGCAATACAAGATAGCCGAAAGCGTCGAACGCATGGTCCACTCCTAAATTTTTGTTAGGCAAACCAGTGCCTGGTGCATACGTCAATGTCCTTAATGACTTGATCAGCTCCTTACACCTTGGATGAATCTTGACCCTTCGCGTTCCAGAAGCATCCATTAGACCGGTGTTGACAGCTGTAATCTTGTCTCGGATTTTCCACGGTGATCTAGGGCTTTGAACCGTGAAACCGCTACGTCGCAAAATTGCGTGGTCTGTCACGCCAACACCACTTGTCTTTCTTGCACCACCAGTTGGGTCAGGACATGCAATAACCCTGCGATCTACTCCATATCGTCGTGTGACCTCATCCGCAAAATCCCATGTCGTTGCTCCACCTGTCAACGTAATTTCGTCAAAGACATAAAGCGTGTCAGAATCTTTGACCGCACAAATGCCACTCATTGGATCAACGTTAAAATCCACGCCCAATAGCAATGGTTGAATTGATATATCCTTCGCTTCGGTCGAAATATTGTCGTCTGAAAAGCTGATTGCAACCAAACCAGTTAAGTTCTCAAAGGACGCTTCAAACTCCTGGCGGAACGTGCGCGTATCAAGTTGAGCGCGGGCTGCTTCAACCTCATGCTTACTGACATTTCCTCCTTCAATCGTTGTATAACTCCACCTTTGCCACTCTTTTGTCTCATCCTCTGGCACATAACACCACAAATCATAAAACCAACTCGCAGTGCCGTCTGGGGTTGAAATAAATAGTGCCCAGCCTTCCTTATCCGCTAAAGCTGGTCGAATTACCTCAAACCATACCTCCGCATCCATAAATGCAGCCTCATCCAACACCACACCACTTAAACTTCGACCCCTTAATGCCATCGCGTTCTCAGTACCCTTCAATTCAATCGTTGAACCGTTCACAAGCTCAATCCGAAGGTCTGTTTCGTTCTTAGTCTTGATCCATACCCTCGGTACCAACTTCTTTAATGCTCTCCAGGCAATGTCCTTTGCCATTCGATACGTCGGAGCACAATAAAAAAACGTCTCCCCTGGTCTGTCAATCGCTCCACGTAACAACTCAACGCATGACAAATACGATTTCCCAAACCTGCGTCCCGCTACTAATACTCGGAAACGCTTTTCACTTGAAAAAACTTGCCCCTGTGCCCATCGAAGGCTAACGGGTTCGGAATTTTGACTCATGCCGTTCACATTACACAGCTTTTTGACCCCTACCCCCCTCTAAACGTGCCAGAAAGCATCATGGACGGTTATTATCGTGAAAACGGTCGATAGGTTAATGCCTGAACGTCTTACGGATCGCACTACTCAAGCGAAAGAAGATCGTATCCGTCGCCTCTATCGTCGACAGCTCGATGGCCTCTCTGCTCGTGCTCTCGTCTATGACCACGCTGAAAAAGAACAATGCTCAATTAATACCGCTTGGCGTGATTGGGC